CACGATGAATCTGGTAAATGGGAGAGACCTGAGAATATTCTAAATAATTGGAGAGTAACAAAAACGTGTTTACGTTTAGGATCAAGAATTATTGGTAAATGTATGATGGGATCAACATCCAACGCACTAGACAAAGGAGGTGATAATTTTAAAAGATTATTTAAAGATTCAGATGTTACAAAAAGAAATTTAAATGGACAAACTAAATCTGGTTTATATAGTCTATTTGTTCCTATGGAATGGAATTATGAAGGATTCATGGACAAACATGGAATACCCGTTTTTGATACACCTAAAAAAGAAATTATTGGTCCTCACGGGGATGCAATTGAGAAAGGTGTTATAGATCATTGGAATAATGAAGCAGAGGGATTAAAAAATGATCACGATGCTTTAAATGAATTTTACAGGCAATTTCCAAGAACTACTGAACACGCTTTTAGAGATGAAACTGAAAATAGTATATTTAATCTTGTTAAAATATATGAACAAATAGATTTTAATGAAGAAATGAGACAGTCCACGGGATTAGCAAGTGGTAATTTTCAATGGGTTAATGGTGTTAAAGATAGTAAAGTAATTTTTTATCCAGATCCAAAAGGTAGATTTAAAATAAGTTGGACACCAGAGACTCACATACAAAATAACATTGTAATTAAAAATGGTAGAAAATACCCAGGTAATGAACACATGGGCGCTTTTGGTTGTGATAGTTATGATATATCTGGAACAGTTGATGGAAAAGGTTCCAAAGGCGCATTACACGGTTTAACAAAATTTTCTATGGAAAATTCACCAGCTAATAGTTTCTTTTTAGAATATGTTGCTAGACCACCAACCGCGGAGATGTTCTTTGAAGATGTATTGATGGCATTAGTATTTTATGGTATGCCGTTATTAGCTGAGAATAACAAACCAAGGTTATTATACTATTTGAGAAGAAGAGGTTATAGAGGTTATTCAATGAATAGACCTGATAAAGTTTGGAATAAACTCTCTGTTGCAGAAAAAGAAGTAGGTGGAATACCAAATTCAAGTGAAGATATAAAGCAAGCACACGCTGCTGCTATAGAAATGTATATTCAAGATCATGTCGGTATTAAGTCAGATGGATCACACGGCGATATGTATTTCAGTGAAACATTAAAAGATTGGGCTAAATTTGATATAAATAAAAGAACAAAGTTTGATGCTGCTATCAGTTCAGGCTTAGCTGTTATGGCGTGTAATAGGAATTTATACTCACCAAATTCAAAGATTAAAAAAGAAAAAGTAAATATAAAACTTACTAAGTATGCAAATACTGGTATGTCATCTAAAATAATAAAATAAATATGGGTACTATAAAAAAAGGTTATTTCCCAAGTCAAGTAGCTAGCGATACTGAAAAGGCTAGTTCAGAGTATGGTTTAAAGGTAGCCCAAGCAATTGAAAACGAATGGTTCGGTAGAGACGCTGGTAATAATAGATTTAACGCTAATCAAACAGAATTTCATAGGTTAAGGTTATACGCTAGAGGAGAACAGTCAGTTCAAAAATATAAAGATGAATTATCTATTAATGGGGATTTATCTTATCTTAATTTAGATTGGAAACCAGTACCTATTATACCTAAATTTGTAGACATTGTAGTTAATGGTATAGCAGAAAGAGCATATGATATAAAAGCATATTCACAAGATCCTTTTGGTGTAAGTAAAAGATCTGAATACATGGAGTCTATAATGAGGGACATGATGACACAAGATTTAAATCAATATGCTGAACAAGCTTTTGGAGTTGATTTATGGGAAAGTGATCCTGAAAAATTACCTGGTGATCAAGACGAGTTAGCAATACACATGCAGTTGTCATATAAACAATCTATTGAAATAGCACAAGAGCAAGCTTTGAATGTTATTTTAGATGGTAATAAATACGAACAAACAAAGAAAAGATTTTATTATGACTTAACGGTACTTGGCATGGGTTGTGTTAAAAATAATTTTAGCAAAGCACAGGGTGTTACAGTTGACTATGTTGATCCAGCTAATATTATATATTCACATACCGAATCACCGTATTTTGATGATATATATTATGTTGGTGAAGTTAAAAATTTACCTATCAATGAGGTTAAAAAACAATTTCCAGACTTAACAGATGCGGATTTAGAAGAAATTATATCACAAGGAACACACTTAAGTTCTGTAAATAGAAACAATACATATAATCAAAACAATTTAGATACAAATATTGTACAAATTCTTTATTTTAACTATAAGACCTATATGAATGAGGTTTATAAAATAAAAGAAACCGCAATGGGTGGATCAAAAGTTCTACTTAAAGATGATCAATTTAACCCACCTATAGATGTTATATCTGAGAAATATGGTAAACTATCAAAATCAGTTGAAGTATTATATGATGGCGCTTTAGTAGTTGGTACAAAAAAAATATTAAAATGGGAGATGTCAAAAAACATGATGCGACCAAAAAGTGATTACACTAAAGTTAAAATGAACTATTCTATTTGTGCGCCAAGAATGTACAAAGGAAAAATAGAATCATTAGTTGGTAGAATAACTGGATTTGCAGATATGATACAACTAACACATTTAAAGCTACAACAGGTACTATCGAGAATGGTTCCAGACGGTGTTTATTTAGATGCCGATGGTTTAGCTGAAGTTGATTTAGGTAACGGAACAAACTATAATCCGCAAGAAGCATTAAATATGTTCTTCCAAACAGGTAGTGTTATTGGTAGATCTTTAACGTCTGATGGCGATGGGAATCCAGGCAAAGTTCCTATACAAGAAATACAAAGTGGTAATGGTAGCGGTAAAATGCAATCTTTAATTCAGACATATAATTATTATCTACAAATGATAAGGGATGTAACTGGATTAAATGAAGCTAGAGATGCTAGTACACCTAGTGAACATAGTTTAGTTGGTGTACAAAAATTAGCAGCGGCTAATTCTAACACGGCGACAAGACACATATTACAAGGTGGTTTATTATTAACATCTGAACTATGTGAATGTTTATCATTAAGAATAGCAGATATACTAGAATATTCTCCAACAAAAGAAGCTTTCATACAACAAATTGGAGCTCACAACGTTGGTACACTTGAGGAATTATCTCAATTACACTTACATGATTTTGGTATATTTATTGAGTTAGCACCTGATGAAGAAGAAAAACAATTACTTGAAAATAATATTCAAATAGCTATTCAAAAAAATGGTATTGACCTTGAAGATGCTATTGATGTTCGTGATATTAAAAACTTAAAATTAGCTAATCAACTTCTTAAAATTAGAAGAAAAGCTAAACAAGTTAGAGATCAACAAATGCAACAACAAACTATTCAAGCACAATCAAAAGCAAATGCTGAATCACAACAAGTTGCAGCTCAAGCTGAAGTACAAAAGCAACAAGCATTAACGCAAAGTAAAATTGAACTTGAACAAAGTAAATCTGGGTTTGAATCACAAAAAATGCAACAAGAAGCATCGTTGAAAAAAGATTTAATGAATCATGAATTCCAATTGAATATGCAATTAAAACAAATGGAAATCGATACAGCTAATAATAAAGAAAATATTAAGGAAGATAGAAAAGATGAAAGGACAAGAATTCAAGCGTCTCAACAATCTGATTTAATAGAACAAAGAAAATCAGGAACACCACCAAAGAAATTCGAATCATCCGGAAACGATGTGATGGGAGGAATTGATATGGGTGGATTTGATATATAAATTTTTAATAATAAATACATAAAAATGGGACAAATAGTAAAAAATGATTGGACAGCTCACGTGAATGGCTCAGCGTATTCAACAGCTAGTTCAGCAGCGATAACTCCAACATCAGGAAATGTTTGGATTGCGATAACAGTATTAGGTGCTGCTGTATTTGATAGTGCTAGTGGTTTAGTTGCAGAAAGTGCAACCACATACATAAACACGGAAGGTATCGGTGCGGGTGCTGCTGGTTTAGTAGTTGATGGTGTTACATTTCCAGCAGGAATAACAATTCATGGTCGTTGGACAGAAATTGATGTTACCAGTGGAACAATTGTAGCATACCAAGGAAAGTAAGAAATTTGTATACATTGTATACAACATGTTTAATTATATAATATTATATTATGGCGAAAGCAAAAGTAAAACAAGAAAAAGTAGTGGATACTACTGACCAAGCTGTTGAAACAAAAGTAGCAACAGCTAAAGACAAATTGAAGGTTAAAACAAAAAGACCATCAATTAAAAGTGCAGAGATTAGCAATGAACCAATAAAGGTTGATATGTCTAATACAACTACTACAGATGAAAAACCTGTAGAAGATAAAAAAGAAGAAGAACTTCAAGTGGAAGAAGTAAAAGAAGAGGTTAAAGAAGAAATTGAAATACCGGCTATCGAAGAAGTTACCAACGAAGATAAAACTAAGGAAGTAACAACTAAAGAAGTAAAGAAAGAAGTTAAGGAAGAAGTTAAAAATTCTGAAGATAAAGGTATTGATCTTCCAGAGAATATTCAAAAAGTTGTAGACTTTATGAATGAAACTGGAGGTGATCTTAATGATTATGTGGAATTAAACAAGGATTATAGTAAGCTTGATGATAAAGCGGTTTTACGCGAATATTACAACAAAACTAAACCACACTTAAATACAGATGAAATAGATTTTCTACTAGAAGATTCATTTGATTTTGATGAAGAGGTTGATGAACCCACAGACATTAAGAGAAAGAAATTGGCTTTCAAGGAGCAAGTTGCCACCGCGAAAAACCATATGGATAAATTAAAATCCACGTACTACAAGGAAATTAAAGCCGGGTCCAAGTTGAACCCTGAACAACAAAAAGCTATTGATTTCTTTAGTCGGTACAACAAGGAGCAAGGTGAATCTAAACAATCATTAGATGAACAACGATCTACATTTCAACAAAAAACCAATGAGGTTTTCAACGATACATTCAAAGGTTTTGAATATAATGTTGGAGAAAAGAAATTTAGAATCAATGTTAAGGATGTTAATACAGTAAAAGACAACCAAGGCGATCTTAATAATTTTGTTAATAAGTTTACTAATAAACGAAATTTAATGGAGAACGCACAAGGTTATCACAAAGCTTTATTTACAGCTGAAAATTCTGATGCTATTGCTAATCATTTTTACGAACAGGGGAAAGCCGATGCACTAAAAACAAGTGTAGCTAACGCTAAAAACATCGACATGGAACCAAGAAAAAGCCACGAAACGGTAACGGATACTGGTTACGTTGTAAAATCAATTAGCGGTGATAGTTCAAACAAGCTCCGTTTTAAAATTAGAAAATAAAGTTTAACATTAAATTATAAAGTAAAATGGCAGCAATTAATCCGAGTGCTGGATCGAATTTAAATTCAACCCCAGCGCCGAAACAACAAACGCTTTCTAGTAACTATATTGACTTTACGTCAGCAGCTACAGAAGGTTGGGCTCAGCAGTATTTACCTGATATAATGGAAAAGGAAGCAGAAGTTTTTGGAAATAGAACTATCTCCGGTTTCTTAAATCAAGTAGGTGCAGAGGAGCAAATGTCTTCTGACAGAGTAATCTGGTCAGAGCAAGGTAGACTACATATCTCTGTAACAGGAGTATCAGTAGCAAACGCAGGTACCGTAACAGGTGCAACAGATCACGGTGTTAGAGTGGGACAAACTATCGTATTATCAGATGGTGAATCTACTCCAACAGTAACTAAATGTTATGTTTCTGTAGCTGATTCAGCAGCAGGTACTTTAACAGCTCTTCCTTACGCAGTAGCAACTGTTGGTGCAGTAAGTGGATTCGTTACAACTGATGATGATGGTACTGCTAGATGTTCTTTCTTCGTTTATGGATCTGAATTCAAAAAAGGAGATACTGGAATGACTAACGCAGTAACACCTCAACATAAAACTCATGTGAACAAACCAATTATCATCAAAGATAAATTTGAAGTTAGTGGTTCAGACGCATCAGCTATTGGTTGGGTTGAAATTTCAGGAGAAGAAGGTCAAAATGGTTTCCTATGGTATTTAAAAGCCGAAGGTGACACAAGAGCTAGATTCACTGATTATTTAGAAATGGCATGTATTGAGGGTGAACTTGGTGTTCCCGGTTCTTCAACTGTAGACTCTTCATTGAGTGGTGCAGGTGCAGACTTTGGTACTGAAGGTTTATTCGCAGCGATTACTGATAGAGGTCACGTTACTTCTGGTATCGTTGGTAATAGTGCAGCAGACGATTTAGGATCTTTTGATAATATCCTTAAAAAGTTTGATGCTCAAGGAGCTATAGAAGAAAATATGTTATATTGTAACAGAACTGTTTCTTTAGCTATTGATGACATGCTTGCAGCTCAAAATTCTTATGGTGCTGGTGGAACTTCTTACGGAGTATTCAACAACGATGAGGATATGGCATTAAATTTAGGTTTCTCTGGTTTCAGAAGAGGTTCTTACGACTTCTACAAATCTGATTGGAAATATCTAAACGATGCTTCATTGAGAGGTCAAGCAGATGGTGATTATGGCGACATTAGAGGTGTCTTAATCCCAGCTGGTGTATCAACTGTTTATGATCAGTCTTTAGGTAAAAATATCAAAAGACCTTTCTTACACGTGAGATACAGAGCTTCACAAGCTGATGATAGAAAAATGAAAACTTGGATCACAGGTTCAGTTGGTGGAAACATCACATCTGATCTTGATGCGATGGAGGTACATTACCTATCAGAAAGATGTTTAGTAGTACAAGGAGCTAATAACTTCATGTTACTTAACTAATACAATTATTATTTTAAATATCCTCTCTTCGGAGAGGTTATTTATTTTTTTTAAATTATTTAATTATATTATATTATGGCAAAAAAAGCAAAAAAAAACGAGGTGGATATGAATGATTTCGTAGCATCTCCAAGAATAAATAAGTCAACTACAGTAAATGTAGCTGCACCTGAAGTATCTAAAGATACTTGGGAAATTAAAAACAGAGTATATTATTTAGCAAACGGATTATCTCCATTAACATATACTATCAACAGTAGAGGAATTTACTGGTTTGATAAAGAGTTAGGATATGAACGAGAATTAAAATATACAATTAATCAAAAAACACCTTTTGTAGATGAATTTAAAGGTGATGCTAGATTAGGTCACGTAACATTTGTTGACGGTGTTTTAGAAGTACCGAAAAACAAACAAACACTTCAAAAATTATTATCATTATATCATCCACAAAATGGTAAGTTATATAATGAATTTGATAAAATTAAAGAAGCAAGTGATGATCTTTCTAACATAGAATTAGAAATAGAAGCTTTAAACACTGCACAGAATTTAGACATAAATATAGCTGAAGCAGTTCTTAGAGTGGATCAAGGTAGCGCGGTAAGTACAATGACATCCAGAGAAATCAAGAGAGATGTTTTACTTTACGCTAAGAAAGATCCAGGTTTGTTTTTAGAATTAGTAAGTGATGACAATGTTCAATTAAGAAATGTTGGTATAAAAGCTGTTGAAGCTGGATTACTAAAACTTTCTACTGATCAAAGAAAATTTACTTATGGTAGCAATGATAGAAAAATTATGACTGTTCCTTTTGATGAACATCCATATTCAGCATTAGCGGCTTTCTTTAAAACAGATGAAGGTATGGAAGTATACCAAACAATTGAAAAAAGATTAAAATAAATAATCACACTTATAGTAGTTAGTCACTCTATATGGGTGACTATATTACTATAAAAAAATATAATTATGGCAGTAAGTATAGATACAGTATATCAAAGAGTATTAGCAATCGCTAACAAAGAGCAAAGAGGTTATGTAACACCTCAAGAGTTTAACTTATTAGCTAACCAAGCTCAAATGGAAATATTTGAACAATATTTCTATGAAATAAATCAATTTAACAGACTTCCTGGTAACACAACAGAATATTCTGATATGAGAAGTATATTAGAGGAAAAGTTATCACCTTTTCAAAGATATATGCAAGATGTTAGTGTGGCTAGCTCATCTGTTGGTACTTTACCAGCTGATGTATATAGACTTGGTACATTAATGTATGTCGGTGGAACATATCCAGTCGAAGTAGAAGAAATTTCACATAATCAATTATTAATATTACAAAAATCACCATTAACAAGAGCAACAACAACAAGACCTTATTATATTAGGTTAACAGGTTCAACTGTTGAATTGTATCCAACAGGAAGTTCTGGTTTTGCATCTTCAAGTGATATACGTTGTAATTACACTGACAAACCAACTTCAGCAAAATGGGGATATACAATAGTAAATGATGAAGCATTATATAATGCAACAACTGCAACTGATTTTGAACTACACGCTTCAGAAGAAACAACTTTAGTTATAAAAGTATTAGAATTAGCGGGAATAACTATGAAAGATCAAGGTTTAATGCAAGTAGCTGATAAAGAAGAAGTAGAAACTACACAACAAGAAAAATTATAATAAATGGGATTACTAGGAACAACAACACAAGAATCATACTATAATATAAGCCAAAGTACGTGGGGTACAGCTCCCAATGGTAGTCAGTTAACTTTTGTACTTACAACAAGTTACTTTGATCCATTACCCACAGCTGAGACGCAATTTGTAGTATTTATTAATGATACACAAATAACAAGTTCAAATTACTCATACTCTTCACCAACTTTAACTTTTTCATCAACTAATTATAATTCTGCGGTTCAAGCATCTGATGGTGCACCCTTAGCAGGTACTACATTAACTGTAAGACAAATAGATATAGCAGAAAAATACGGTAACTATCAACACGTAACATTAGACAATGTAATAAATAACTTTTTAGTTTCTTACGTTGGTGATGGTAGAATTATACCAAAAGTATCAAGAGCATTGGTTTCTTTTCACGCTCAACGTGGATTAGCAGAAATGAGTTACGATACATTTAGATCAGAAAAATCACAAGAAATAGAGGTTCCATTAACGTTAACAATGGCTTTACCTCATGATTATGTTAATTATGTTAAAATAACTTGGGTTGAGGGTGATGATGGTATTGAACATGTTATCTACCCAGCTAGAAAAACAAGTAATCCAAAAGCATTATTACAAGATTCTGATTATGGATATATATTTGACAATACAACTGGTGAGTTATTAACAGCTCAAGATTCTGATACATGGTCTAAGTACAAAAATAATGCAACTGAAGATGCGACTGATGACAGGCAAATACGTGAAGATTTACAAGATCTAAATTTAGGACAAAGATATGGTATTGATCCACAATACGCACAAAATAATGGTAGTTTCTTTATTGATCCATTAAAAGGTAAAATATATTTTAGTTCAAATTTAAGTGCTAAAACAGTTACATTGAAATACATAAGTGATAGTTTAGGTACAGATGCTGAAATGATTGTGCATAAACTTGCTGAAGAAGCAATGTATAAATATATTGCTTACGCTATATTATCAACAAGCGCAAATATTCCACCAGTAATTGTAGCACAATTTAAAAAAGAAAGATTTGCTGAAACTAGAAAAGCTAAATTAAGATTATCTAACTTAAAAATAGAAGAACTAGCTCAGGTAATGAGAGGCAAGTCGAAACATATAAAACATTAATAGAATATGCCAGAGTTAAAACATCATTTTAGAGCCGGTAAAATGAATAAGGATATAGATGAAAGACTAATCCTTAACGGTGAATATAGAAATGCGGAAAATATAGAAATATCTACATCAGAGGGATCTGACGTGGGCTCTATTCAAAATGTACTTGGTAATACTAAAGTAATAGGTAAAACATACAACGCAAATACTAAAGCGTTAACAGCCAATTGGAGTTCAAATTACATTGATGACTTAACTAATCCGACGTGTATTGGTTCAATATCGGACACACAAAATGATAAAATATATTGGTTTATAGCTGCAACAGGGGTTAGTTGTATAGTAGAATATACTGAATCAACAGGTGTAGTAGCACCAATATTAGTTGATAAGAATAGCATACTAAATTTTAGTTCTAGTTATTTAATAACTGGTATTAATATAATAGATGGTTTATTGCTTTGGACAGACAACCAAACGGAACCAAAGAAAATTAAAATATCTTCATTTAAATCTGGTTCTTCAGATTTTAATACTCACACTACATTTAACGGAGTTGCTTTTACAGAGAATGACATAACTGTTATTAAGTTATCCCCTATGAATGCACCTACATTAACAATGGCAGCATCTAAAAGAACTGGAAATGGAACAGGTACAACACATGTATATGCTAGTTTAAAATTCACTGATGGAAATGGTGATTCTTTAGCATCAAAAACTTCTGTTACTTTACCCTTAACACCATCTGCTAATTTCCAAAAGGATGATATAATAACATTAACATATGAAGATGAGGATAAAGTAACATATACAATAAAAGTATTAATAACTGTATTAAATAACTTTGGCAGTGGGTTAACTAATAATATAACAGGTCAAATACAAAGTATACCAACAACTGTTCCTAATGAAATTGTTCAGTGGTCAATTTTATTAGATGAGGAACAACCAATGTTTGAGAAGAAATTTGTAAGATTTGCATATAGGTGGAAATATAAAGACGGTGAATATTCAGTATTTTCACCATTTTCATTACCAGCTTTTTTACCAACATCATTTGAGTATAAATCAACAGATGGTTATAACGTAGGTATGTTAAATACATTGCGATCATTAACTATAGCGGGGCTTGATACACAACCAGCTGATGTTGATGAAGTAGATATTTTATATAAAGAATCAAATAATAACTTAGTTTATACTGTTGATACATTAAAGGAAAATGAAACTTCATATGAAATAAAATCAGAAATAATAGGTAGTGTTATTGAATCAAACCAAATTCTGAGACCATGGGATAATGTACCTAAGAAAGCAAAAGCGCAAGAGATTACAGCTAATAGATTAATATATGGTAATTATTATCAAAACTTTGATTTGTTAAAACAAAACATACCTGATGTTGAAACAGCTATAGTATCTGGAGCTATAACTACGGTTCAAAACCCAGAAAATTCCTTAAAATCCCAAAGAACATATCAAGTTGGTGCTGTGTATAGAGATGCATATGGTAGAGAAACACCTGTATTTTCAAATAAAAAAGCATCTAAACAAATTGATAAATCATTTGCGGATAAAGTTAACTCATTACAATGTAAGCTAGCTAATGATGCTCCAGGGTTTGCTACACATTATAAATATTTTATAAAAGAAACATCTAATGAATATTATAATGTTGCTTTAGATAGGTTTTATTTAGCTGATGATGGTAATGTTTGGTTGAGTTTTCCTTCATCAGAAAGAAATAAAATACAAGAAGATGGTTATTTAACACTTAAAAAACAACATGATAAAGACACATTTGTCGAGACCGAAGCAAGATATAAAGTTTTAGATATACAAAACGAAGCTCCAAGATCTATAAAAATGGTATCACAATCTGTTGCTAATTCAAAACTTGAAATTTTAAACAGTGGTATTAATGTGCCTCAAGTGGGTGCTATTGGATTTCAATTGAAAGGACTAAAATACACGGAAAATAATAAATTTGTAGACGGGTTAAATGGTGATGGGGTAATAACATTTACAACTTCAGCTGGTACAACAGGACAATATAAATTATCAAGTGGTGGTTTAACTGGTGATAGTGAAGGAACAACTCAAGATGAAAAATTTGTTTATGATTTTGTTTTAGTGGATCCAATAAAAGATATTGACTCAACTATACTAGGTAGTAGCTATGTTCAAGATGGGGACACAATAACAATAAAACTATATGAGGAAAAAGAAGTTGAAAAAGCAGAATTTTATGGTAGATTTTTTGTTAAAATAAACCGTAACTCTACTTTTGATACAAATATCATAAGTTCATTCCCAGCTTTAGATACTGAATATAATATATTATATAGTAGATCTGTAGATATAGATGCTACAAATGATTTTTCTAAAGATATTTCTAGTGATGGTATAACAAAAAAAAGAGCAAGGCAGGATTTATGTTGGACGGATACAAAAGCTGAAAGTGGCTTTCAACAATCAGCGCAGCAACATCCGGTATTAGGTAAAAATACATTCACTGTATATTGGGCTGGTGTTTTTTATGGTGAAGACTGGAAGGATAATCCAACTTCAGACAAGGGTAAAGGACATAATGAGTTAGATACGCTAAATCCTTTCTTAGAAAATCTAGGCAACTCTGGAACATTTATTCAGTTTGTGAACGAGGATGGTGATGAAGGTGCTATATACGAAATTGATGATGCTGAAACCGATAATCAATATAGGGTAAAAGATAAACTTGGGAAGAGGAAAAAGTTGAGTGCTAAACGTAGGGCATATAATATAACAATAAAAAATGCCGAAACAGGTGAGGGTTATGGTGATGAATTTTCATACACGGGATCTGGTTCAACTGGTAAGATCACAAAAATTAATATCATGCAAAGAGATATACCGCTAGGAAATACGGTTATATCATCTTCTAATCCAGCTGTATTTGAAACAGAACCTAAAGAAGCAATAGATTTAGATTTATACTATGAAATTAGTGATGCATTTCCAATTATAAAAGCTGGAATGACAATAACAGGTACAGGTATACAGGCAAGCACTACAATAGCTTCAATTACCGATGGTAATAACTTTACGTTGTCACAAAACTCAAATGCAGCTGTAACAAATGGTACGTTAACGTTAACAGACTCAAAAGGTATATATAGTTTTGAAGTAACAGCAACATTCTCAAATACATCTACGGCTATTGTTATAGCTGATGGTAATTATCATGGTCACAACCAATCACTAAATTGGTTCAATTGTTATTCATTTGGAAATGGCGTTGAATCAGATAGATTAAGAGATGATTATAATGCAGTAAGGATTGACAAAGGAGTTAAAGTATCTATGCCATTAGCGGAACAATACAAAGAAGAACAAAAACAAAATGGTTTAATATTTTCTGGTATATTTAATTCAACAAGTGGTATAAATAGACTAAATCAATTTATTCAAGCTGAACCAATAACAAAAGATATAAACCCATATTATGGTAGCATACAAAAACTACACGCTAGATTTGGTGATTTAATTACATTGTGTGAGGATAAAGTTTTAACAATGTATGCTGGTAAAGATGCATTATATAATGCTGATGGATCATCTAACTTAACAGCAACTAATAGAGTTCTTGGTAGCGTAAAACCTTTTAATGGGGAGTATGGTATATCAAAAAACCCAGAATCATTTATTTCACATGTGAATAATGCTTATTTTACTGACAAAGCTCGAGGAGCTGTTATAGCGCTATCTGGTCAACAGTTAATCAATATAGCTGATCAAGGTATGACAGACTGGTTTAAAGACAATCTAGCTGGCTCTACGTCATTAATAGGATCATATAACCAACAAAAGAACCTATATAACTTAACAATAAACAATACTACAGATTATACAATAGGATATGACAATAGAGTAAAAGGATGGACAAGTTTTAAATCTTTTATACAAGAGTCTGGTTTATCATTAAATAATATATACTATACATTTAAAAACGGGGAGTTATATACGCACACAAACACAACTAGAAATAATTTCTATGGTGTACAGTACGAATCATCTGTTAATGTTGTTTTAAATGATATACCGGAAACAATAAAAGGTTTTAAAACAATAGCATACGAGGGAACTGATTCAAAGAAATATACATATACTGGTTTTATAACAATAGATAGTGCTGGTAGTGGTTTAAGTAGTGATGATACAATTAAAATTGGATCATATTCAATGAGTCAATTAATTGAAGCTGGTTACACGGAAGCACAAATAAATCAATTAACTGAAACTGCAGCACCTGGTTGGTATTGTGATTCAATAACAACAAATGAAGATACAGGATCAATAAGGGATTTTAAAGGAAAAGAAGGTAAGTGGTTTAATTATATCAAAGGTGATACAACAGTATTATCTAACGTAGATTCACAAGAGTTTTCAGTACAAGGTATTGGTCAATTCGCATCTATAGCTGGAAATACATCTATCACTGGTTATGATGTTTCGGTTACAGTGACAAATACGGTTGCTAAGGGATTAAAATTAGTAAGTGTTACTGATGCCGCTGGTAGTACAAGTTGGTCATTAGATACAACAAGCACTGACGGAAATGGTAATGTAAATAAAGTTATACGTGAAGATATTGCTAGTGGATCTAATTTAAACGCGTTAAGTCCACTAAAATTAACTTTTGAACCTACAACTGGTTTTAGTAACCCAGGTAGTCAAGCTATAGACTCGCAAAGTCCTACTACGTTCAATAGTATATCGTATGCAACAACATCAACGAACAATACTATTACATTAGGTTATGCTAGTAATACGCTATCAGCAACTAGAAATATATCGTTAGGTTTGTCTGTTATTGGTGTAGCATCAACATATTCAATCACTGGTACTTATGATGTTGTAGCGGAAAATACAGATTTAAAATCTTCTATAGCAACAGCATATACCAATACAGGGGAATATGCAAGTAGTGAAGTTGTATTAACTAGAACATTTAATGCTAGTAGTGGATACTTCTTTAATACACGAGCAACATGCGAAATAATAAAGCAAGATAATGACGATGAAAGTCTTTATACTATAACACAAACAACACCAACCATACACAATAGTGGTAAAGATTCAGCTGGTAATGTAATTAAAGAGGTATTTTCAATTACGTATAAGTATGGAGCAGCTAATGTAACTGGAGATAAGCTTTTATTTACAGCAAAAGCAGAAAAAATATTTGTAGCACCTACTGTTGAAATAACTGGTTTTAACGTTAATACATCTGCTATAAGTAGACAAGGTGGTACTAAAAAATTAATAGTTGTTGGTGTTGATACTGCAACTTTTGTACTAAGTAGAATTATTGGGGATGGAGATGCATCAACCACAGATATTAAATACTGGTGGGATGGTGATTCTTGGGAGTTAACACCTACCACATTAACAATACCTGCTAGTGGTCAATATTTAGTAACAGAAACCTATGGATCATCTTCAGCTAGCAAAACATTTACATACGAAATTGAAGAAGCAACTATAGCAACTGATTTTGTAGGATCAAATCCTATTATATTAAATCAATATGCTGATATTACGCTAACTATAAATGCCAACACGGGATCAACATCTATATATCCAAGTAATGGTATAGCAGCCACAACAAGTAGTTCTTACTTTGCTTCAAGTGTACCACCAGAAGATTCATTC